ATTGGTGTCATTGGAGTCCAGAAACTCTACAAGGGACTGCGGGCAGGTAATGCTGTCAAGGGTTCTGTAGATGCAAAGGTAGCCGCTGCTAAATCAGTTGCAAGCGAAGCACCTGAAGGCAACTACGCCCAGGCTGCATTTGAAGAGAACAATACTGTCTCTGGTCGTCCAGCTAAGAGCCCATCACGTCAGCCTCTGGCCTTAAGTGAGACCGAGATGACCAAGGTCACCCAACGCTTAAAAGGTGGTGGCGAGGTTGGTTGGTATTACACCCCTGAACCACTATTGGGTGATCAATTCCAATCGTATGACATCTCCTGGGACATGCTTGGTGATGGCAAGATCGGAACAGATGGGAAGGCGATGGTCTCCGAGTTTCGGAGGCAGCTTAAGGATATGGAGCCTGGCACAATTGTATCCGCTCAGGGTGTTGATGTTCGACCATCCGAAGCCACAATCCGTGGTAATAAGGATATCAGGGGCAACATCTATTCCCGTGTGGGTTTTGGTAACCCTGACCCGGACCACGCCACTCAGTTTGGGGTTGTCCGTGCTGATGGCACATTAGAGCCTGTTGACTTAACCCTTAAGACTGAGAACCGGGCCGCTGAGCAAGAACTACTGGCAGGAATTGTTCAAAAGAATAAGGACGAAGCTCTGAACGGCAAGCCCGCCACCTTCGAGCCTCAAGAACGCGCTGTTCAGATGGATAAGGATCCAGACATCAATAGCTCTGCCGCTTCCTTCTGGGAAGATGCTGCACCTGGTGGTGGTCGATCTCTCATCGACGAGGTTGATGTTGAACAGATTAAGGATGTCCAAGGTCTTAAAGACTTCATCGCTGCACGTATTGAGAACGTTGATGTTGATGACATCAGCCGTCGTCTAAGCCGTCAGCCTGGTGAATATGTAGAAGAAACCTTCCGTAGCTTGGCAGAATTTGCTAATTCTAAAAACGTAGCTGACCTAGAAGGCCTCCTCTTCACTTCAAATAGAGGAATTAAAGGAACTGAAGCCGGTGGCGCTGTAGTTCTCGATACATTGATGAAGTCTGTTGCTGAGCGTGTGGGTGTTCTGTCTAAGAATATCCTTGATATAGATGAAGTAGGTGGCTCCGTAAAGGTGCAAGCTGATCAGCTATTGAATCGCGTCGAGGCTCTATACAACGTCAAGAAAGAAGCCACTCAGTTCAGCTCTAAGAACCTAGAACAGTGGAAGGATGTCCCTATGGATGCCCTGAAAGCTGTCGATAAAGACAAAGAAGCTGCCATGAAGGTCTTCGGAGAACTCCGTACAAACCTGAATAGCCTTGATCCAATCGAATTGAAGAAAGGTAAGCAGCAGCTTAAGAAGCTTGCTATCGGTCTTCAGTTCTCGAAGGGTGATCCAAAACTCCAGATGCAGTTCTTTGAAGCTGTAGGTCGTACAGGCTGGGCCCGCATGAGCGGGATCATGATTAACTCCCTGTTGTCTGGCCCTTTAACCCACCTCCGCAACATCGGCGGCAACATTACAGCTATTGGAGAGCGTTCCCTCATCTCCCGTCCTGTTGGTCGGTTGATGGATGGAGATTTCGCAGGTGCTGCGCGTTCTTATCACGCTCTAGGAGCCTTCCACGAGACTGTATTCGATGCACTCCGTGTTGGATATGACTCCTTCGGTAGTAAGAACTCAATCACAACTCCACGGTCCAAGATGACCGATTACTCAGCTCAAATGAGTAAGGATCTGGACAACATTATCAACGCAGCAGAAACGGAAGCTGAACGTACTGGCGCCCATATGTTCAAGTGGGCTGTTGATTTAGGTGGTAGTAAGTGGTTCCAGTGGCCTGGTAAGGCTCTTCAATCTGGTGATGACTTCTCCAAGACATTGCTAGCCCGTATGGAGATGAAGGTGCAGGCTGCTGATGAAGCGGCCAAGATTGCTAAGCAGGGTGATCCTCGTTCAGCAGGTGAAATCCGTAAGGCTGAGTACAACAAGATCGCTGAGCGTAAGCTTGCCCCTAATGGTCAGATCTTGGATGATGATCTAATCAACATCACAGAATCTGCTGCATTCCAGACACCTTTAACAGGTCGTATGAAGAAGATTGGTGATGCCATCCACGCTCTGCCTGGTGGTCGTACTTTCTTCATGCCCTTCTTAACTACCGGCGTCCGTATCACTGAATATGGCCTTCAGGGAACTCCTGTGGGTGTGTTTATAGGTGAGTATGACCAAGTAGTTCGTCAGGGTATGGGTACTGCTGATCAAGCTTCAATCCTTAAGGGACGTGTTGCTGCTGGCTCTGCATTTGCCACTATGGCGGGTATTGCAGCTAGCCAAGACAACCTAACTGGATATGGTCCTAGCCCCTTCCTAAATAACGGTGAAACTCGCCGCCTTTGGCTTCAAGAGCATAAGCCTTATTCAGCACGTATGCCTTGGAAGACTGAAGACGGTAAGCCTGTCTGGGTAGAGCATAAAGCCATCCCAGGCGCCTCAATGATTTGGTCAATGGTTGCTGACTCAGTAAGCCTAACCAGTGAATTAGCTGAGGGTGACGTCGCTCATGTAGTAGGCGCACTTCCTTTCTTCATTGCTAGTGCTCTTGACTCACAGCCTCTATTCCAAGGTTTCACAAACCTGGCAGCCTTTATGGACTTCGAGGGATGGGGAGCAGATACAATCCCCGAGACCCTATTGGATCTAACTAATAGAGCCTTTGGTGGTGCTCAGCTCCGTATGACCTTTGAGAATGCTATCGCTGAGTCGATGCATGAATACCAGAACTGGAGGGATGAGTATATAGCTAAGGCTACGGGTGGAGTATCTACAAAGTTAGGTTTTACACAGCCCATTGCAGTTACAGACGTCCTGACTGGTGAGAAGTCTCTGACTAAATATCAGAGCAACCGTATGAACCTCATTAACCCCTTTACCACCCAAACTTCTACCAATAACCCTACTGTCCAAGTTCTAGCTGACCTGGGTTATGGGCGAATCGCCAACATGGTCCCTCTCCGAGTTGGCGGCATTCCCGTAGAACCTTTAGAAGCCGAACTCCTCCGTAAGGAGATCTATGCCAAGGGTGGACTAGCTAAAGCTATCAATAGTGTATTAGGCGATAAGGATCATATCTTCTGGGAGGAATACAACACCTGGAAGGCTGCCTTCGATAAAGGTATGTATGAGAACGGTGATCCTGTAGAACCCAAAGAAGAGTCCCGCTGGCATGAACGCTTAGACCGCATTACTGGTGGATTTATCTCTGACGCAAAGCGTGAGTTGATGAATGGCTCTAGTGATGTATCTCAAAATTATCGAGACACTCGTGAAACCCGGAGAGCCAAGCTCGGAACAGGTGAGGCTGATGTAAGTCGCGCTGAACAGGAGCAATACGCAGACAACATCCAGAACTTCTACAAACAGTAAACAATGGCGTCAACAACTGAAAATCTTTATACAGGGGATGGTTCTACCGTCCTCTTCAATTTTACATTCCCCTATATCGATGAGACCGACGTCTACGTTTCGTTAGATGGTACGGCTACAACTGCATATTCTTACGCCAACGCTACAACTCTTCAATTCACTACTGCTCCATCAAGCGGTGTGGCAATTAGGATTTTTCGTTCTACAAACTCGGCTGATACTAAGGCGGCATTCTTTGCTGGATCAGCTATTAGATCTAAAGATCTGAATGATAACTTTGTTCAGTCTCTGTATATTTCACAAGAGTCTGAAAACGTAGCTTCTGCTGCTGAAACAGCGGCCCAATTAGCTACTACAGTTTCAAATACAGCCAATACAAACAGTACAGCCGCTGCTGCAAGCGCTGCTACTGCTACTACACAGGCTACGGCTGCTGCCGCCAGTGCTTCTACAGCCTCTGCCCAAGCCACACAAGCTTCGACCGACGCTGCGGCGGCTCAGACATCTGCAACGGCTGCTGCCGCAAGTAGTGTCACTGCTGCCTCAGAAGCCTCTCAAGCTTCTACAGATAGCGCTACAGCTATCACTACCGCTCAGGGGGCTGTAACTACAGCTAACTCAGCAGCCACAGATGCTGCTTCAGCTATTAGTACTGCCAACGCAGCTACATCTGCAGCTAACGCCGCTGCCACTACGGCTAACAGTGCAACAACTACTGCAAATGGTGCCGTTACTACAGCTAATTCAGCTAATACAGCAGCTACTTCTGCAACATCTACAGCAAACACAGCTTCTACTAATGCCACAACGGCATTGAACACCGCTAACGCAGCCAGTGCGGCTGTGTCTAGTGCTGTGTTGTTCACGCTAATTGCAAACGTAGCAGCGATACCTGGAAGCCCTTCTAACAACGACTACGTTGAGATGGGTAACAGCACAGGTGTTGAATCATTTAGCCCACTTTCAGGCGTTCCTAGCGGCTTTGTAGGTGCTAGTGGCCTAACGGTAAGGCTTAGGTATGACTCTTCTGCTTCATCTTGGGTATGGATGAGTTATTTTGCCAATGATTCAGAAGATCGTTACCTAACAAAAAACATCCCAGTGGTTACTGGTGATGCAACAAATGGCTCAGGTCAGATCACTCTTAACTGTGAGAATAATTCTCATGGCGTCAAGATTAAAGGACCACCACACAGTGCAGCGGCTACTTATACGCTGACACTGCCTAATGACACTGGAACTGCTAATCAAGTCCTCACTACTAATGGTGTCGGAGTATTGAATTGGAGCAATGGTGGCTCGCCAACTATTGATGCTGGTAATTTTAATACCGGCGGTTCACTTGTATCTACATCACAAACTTTTGACGGAGGATCTTTCGACTAATGCCTACACCTACTAACAGAACACCTGTGCGCGTGGCGCGAGGTACATATTCTAATCTTAATAGTTCAGTAGCAGACATCCAAGAAGGAGAGGTATGTTATGCAACTGACCAAAACAAACTATATGTCAAGGAAGGATCAGCACTTGTAAGTACACAGGCTGCTGCTGTTGACCTTAGTGGTTATGCACAAGACTCAGACATTGGTTCTTCTATTCAAGCCTTTGATGCAGATACTGCTAAAACAGATACTGCTCAGACGTTTACTGCAGCTCAACGTGGCGATATCACTGAGCTATCTGGCACGTCCTTTACTCTTGATCTAAACGCTAGTAATAATTTTAAGCTGTCACCTAGTGGTACCTTTACTGTTGCTCTAAGCAACCTTGCTACTGCGGCTGAAGGTCAAACCGGTTCTATTTTCATTGTTTATGCAGGAACAGAAAGTGGCTCATTCCCTACCACTATGAAGTTTGTAGGCGGTGCTACAGGCATTACTCTTACTTCTACTGCCGGAGCTGTTGATCGTATTGATTACATCGTAATGAATAGTACAACTGTTACCTGCAATGTAACTGCTAACTACGTAGCTTGATATATGCCAGTATTTAATAACATGCTAGCCGGTGCCAGTGGTGCTACCGGCGGTGATACCTTCGCTATTGAACGTAGTCTTAGGTTCAACGCACCGGATTCATCCCACCTTAGTCGAACTCCAAGTTCTGCAGGTAATCGCAAGACGTGGACTTGGAGCGGCTGGATAAAGAAAAGTGGCCAAAGTGCAAACCAATTCTTTTTTGGTGCTGGTCCTGACGATGGCGGCAATACGAATCAGATTCAATTTTTCTTTATGCCGAATGATAAATTTCGGATTACTACGGCACAAGTTGTATTCAGAGAAACCACCCAAGTCTTTCGAGATCCATCAAGTTTTTTGCACCTAGTTGTAGCGTTTGACACAACACAAAGTACGGCAAATGATCGAATAAAAATTTACATAAATGGCTCGCAAGTTACTGATTTTTCCCAAACTAATAATCCTGCTCAGAATGCAGATACTGGCGTCAATTCCGCTGCTGACCATAGGATAGGGCAAGGTTCTGGCGCATCTTATTCGGGCTCTAGTTACGCTTTCAACGGTTACTTAGCCGAGTGCATTCTGGTTGACGGCGCTGCGCTTGACCCCACGTCATTTGGGGCGTTTGACGATAACGGAGTGTGGCAAGGAATTGATACAGCCGGATTGTCATTTGGAACGAATGGATTCAGGCTGAAGTTTGCAGATAACAGCGGCGCAACTGCAACAACGCTAGGGAAAGATACTTCCGGAAATAGTAACAACTGGACGCCTAACAATTTGAGTGTTACGGCAGGAGTTGGGAACGACTCATTAGTTGACACCCCAGTCAACGGCACTGCATCGAGTGGTGGTGATCCCGGCGGATCAATTGTTGGTAACTATGCGACTTGGAATCCTTTGTCAAATAGCACTAATGCGCCAACAAATGGTAATTTAGATCTCCCACAAACAGGTGGCGGTGTAACACGCTGCAACAGCACAATTGCTGTGTCTAGCGGTAAATGGTATTTTGAAACTACACTTGTTGCAGCGGGCAGTGCTACAACTGTTGGAATAGCTGCTTCTGAAATAACTGATAATTATCCTGGGCAAGATGCTCTTTCGTATGCTTACACGTTTGAGCAGGGGACAAAAATTAACAGCAACAGTCAACCATCTTATGGCAGCGCATTAGGAGCAGGTGATGTCTTTCAGGTTGCAATGGATTTAGACAACAACAAGTTGTATTTTGGTAAAAATGGTACTTGGATGTCGTCTAGCAATCCTGAGACGGGTGCCAATCCTGTTTATACATTGTCCGCTGGAACATATAGGGCAATCGCTCGCCCTTATGGTGGCGCTACTATTGCTGCAAACTTCGGCCAACGTGCCTTCGCGTATACCGCACCTACTAATTTCAAGTCTTTAAACACCGCAAACTTACCGACCCCAACGATTGCGGATGGCAGTAAGTATTTTGATACGAATATTTGGGATGGTAATAGTACAAGTCGTGATATAGCAACCACACTGTCACCTGATTTTGTTTGGATTAAAGGTAGATCACATGCTACAAATAACGTAGTGTATGATGCCGTTCGTGGGGCTACACAAGTTATGTATATAGATACAGGTTCAGCAACAAGATCTCAAAGTACACAACTTACAGCATTTAATAGCAATAGCTTTAGTTTAGCTGCAGGAAATGAAGTCAACTTAAGTGGACGTTCTTATGTGGGTTATGCCTGGGACGCCGGATCTTCCACCACAACGATTGCTGCTGGAAGCATTAGTAGTGGTGTCCCAAGCATTGCATCAACAGTCAGAGCCAACCCAACTGCTGGATTCTCGATTGTTAAATACACACCTTCGCAAGGTTCAGTCATTGCACACGGACTTAATCAAGCCCCTGGAGTTATTTTTATTAAAGGTTTAGGGTCCAGAAGTTGGCGTGTTTATCATAAGTCAATAGATCCAACTAAAACGCTTTATTTTGATACTTCACACCCAGCCGTTGATAGTTCTCGTGTAACTGCTGTAACAAATACAACATTTACTTATGGAACTGTAGGAAGTATGGATTATCTTGCCTACTGCTTCGCACCTGTAGAAAGTTATTCAGCAATGGGTATATACACCGGTAATGGATCAAGTAGCGACGGCCCATTTGTATTCACCGGCTTCAAAGTTGCATGGCTTCTAATAAGAACTACCAATAGTTCAGAATGGAGATTATATGACATGGAAAGGAATTCTTATAACCCTGCAGATAGACTAATTTTTCCTAATTCTTCTGAAGTTGAGTACGCTTCCGCTGGCTATAATTGTGATTTTGTTTCCAATGGATTTAAAATGAGGAACAATCATGGTGGAATGAATACCTCTGGCCATACTTATGTATATCTTGCTTTTGCTTCTCACCCCTTTAAAACTGCACGCGCACACTAACTAATTATGCTAAAACTAGATAACAAGCCCCTATCTTATGATCGGGCGTTCACACATGCTGGCATCCAGTATCCAGCAAATTGGCTGCGCTTGGCTTCACTTGAAGAAAAGCAAGCCATTGGTATTATTGAAATCTCTGATGGCCCTGAGGTGTTTTGGGACCAACGGTTCTACTGGGGTGTAGATAACCCCAAGGATCATGCGCTTCTGGTCAAACAATGGGTAGGTCAGGCCAGAGAAACTGCAGGTTCCATGCTTTCTCAAACTGACTGGTACGTCACTCGTAACGCAGAGACTTCGACTTCTATTCCGCAAGAAGTCCTAGATCGTCGTGCTGAAATTCGTGAATACAGCAACATTAAAGAGGCAGCCATTAAAGCTACCACTACTACAGAAGAGTTGGCTGCTTATGTAACTTCCCCCGATTACTCTTTATGGTCACCACCTGTTGTGGAAGAGACGGTTACTATTAATAGTGATACGATCACTGCTTCCGCTGGTAATGATACATTGATTGTAAATGATGGTGTATCAAATACAGCCACAGTCGACGCGGTGAGTTTTAATTAACTCTATGAATTTCCTTAAACAAGCTGCTATTTACTATGCCTATGAGCCTCATCAAGAAGCCGCCTGGGATGAGTTAGAAGCAAAGCTACCTAAGTGCTTGCTCGAAGAGTTTATGGCGGCTTACAGACGCTCTCCAAAGCCTCTCGCAGCGTCCGTCACTCTCACTAAGCAAACATTTGAGGATCTCACGAGTTATTCAAAAGATTTGTTCACGAAACTAGAAGTTGATGATTGCAATCGGCTTCTAGAAAAATCAGGCTTCGGGGGAGACCCAAAGCTTGCCTCCATGTTGTTAGCAAACATCCTTCATGAGACTTGCAACATGAAGTACATGAGGGAGATTGCTGATGGGTCGGCTTATGAAAATCGTTCTGATTTAGGCAACACCCAGCTAGGTGACGGACCCCGCTACAAAGGGGCTGGCGTTTTACAACTCACTGGTAGATATAACTACTCACGGTTGGCCAAGTTTCTTAATGATCCACGGGTTATGGAGGGTTGTGATTATGTGGCTTCTACATATCCATTCCGTTCAGCAGAACCTTGGATCACTGAAAATAATCTCTTAGAAATTGCTAAGACAAAAGGCTTTGATGCTGTTTGCCGCCGTATTAATGGTGGCTGGAATGGTTATCAAGACCGCAAAAATAAATTCACACTGTGTAAACAAGTTTTAAACCCATGATTGAAATTTTAGGCGTTAAGTTAAGTCTGGAAGCTATTGGTTTTCTTGCTGCATTTGCCGCTTCTGAAGTGATTGGATCATCTAAACTTAAGGAAAATTCTGTAGCTGCACTGGCTAAGAGTTTAATTGATACCCTCAAACCTTCCCGTAAGGAAGATGAGAAAGTGGTTGAGATCCGCAAGGCGGCTGAGCTGCTCCGTGAAACACTCCGTCGCGTTGGAGACTAATGGCTAAGCGAGCTGGGGAAGAACTCTTTGATGAGCTTCACTCCCTATTAACTCATGAATTAATTGCCAGGATTAAATCCGGCGAAGCTACAACTGCAGACCTAAGAGCTGCTACTGATTGGCTAGCAAAGAATGATATTACTGGCGTTGCTGTGTCGGGGTCTCCCCTTGCTGGTCTTGCTGGTTTGATTCCCGAACTTACGTTCGATGATGTCAATGGCTGAAGCAAAAAAGAACCCCAAGATTTCTGAAGCAACTAGACGTGCTCGGAGAAAATACAACGCTACTCAGAAGGCTAAAAAGCGCCGGGCTCAGCTAAATAAGATCAACCGCCAAAAGGGTACTTATGGCAATGGTGATGGTATGGATAACAGCCACACATCCAATGGCAAAACCGTAAAGGAAAAAGCCTCTAAGAATCGCCGCCGTAATGGCCGTAACGGTAAGTCAAAGTACAAAGCCAAGAAGTAATTAACCAGACCACTTCACCCTTAAATTTAATGAGCCAATGGATACGCCCCGAAGCCTCATGTCTGAACTTCTCTGTTTCCGTAGCGGTGACGCTAAACGGATGTGGAGAGAAAGCATCAAGGCTCGGGATGGACATAAATGTGTTTACTGTGGCTCTACAGATAATTTAACGATTGACCATGTGCTCCCTAAATGTAAGGGGGGTTATGACCATGCCGACAATTGCGTAACAGCTTGTCGTCCTTGCAACCAAGCAAAAGGATCCATGCAGGTAGACGTCTTCATGCAAACTATTTTAAACGCAGTCTAATATGTTAGAAGCAATTGTTCCTGTTACAGTTGCAGCAATAACTGGTATTAGTGTTTTATTTACTCGCACTAATAACCGCATCCTCGAACATGACAAGCGAATGGATGGCATCGAGCTAAAAGTCGCCGAACGCTACATAACCCGTATAGAAGTATCTGAAACCATGAAAAGGTTTGAGGAACATTTTGTACGCATTGAATCCAAACTTGACAACCTATTCAATAAAAAATGACAGCAACTACATCTACCGCAACTGTGCGGCCATCCACCGTCTTCTCTACTGAAAAGAAGAAAGGTGGTGCTTATGTTCTAGACGCCACATGCCGCACTGCTCTCGGAGCTCTGGGTGCTTCTGCTACCGCATCTGACGCCCTGGATCTTCTTTCTGCTAACCAAAAGCGTGCTCATGCGGTTGGTGCTAATCAAATCGGCTACGCCACTTCTACACAAAGCTAATTTAAAACCATGCCACAAGGAAAGGGGACTTACGGAAGCAAGATGGGCCGCCCACCTGCAAAGAAAAAAAAGAAAGGTGGTAAGAAGAAATGAGCCTCTACGCCAATATCAATAAGCGGAAAAAGGCTGGCACCTCCCGCTCTAAAAAAAAATCTACGGTCTCAGCTAAGTCTTTCGCCAATATGAAAGCTGGGTTTCCAAAGAAGAAAAAGAAAAAGTAATGATCATCAAATTCCGACTCAATGAGTTTCGGGATATAGCTAAGTGGCTAGACAAAAAATTATCTAAGCCACTTGCTTTCTTTTTGAAAGGTTGGCTATATGGCCTAGAGACCCGTTACATCGACGCTAAGACGTCTGCAGCAATCGAAGAAGGGATTGCACCACATATACCTAACGACCCCCTTATAGACCCTCCTAGCTATCACTCAGAGCCTTCTGAAGTTGAGGGGTTAGATGCTATCGGATACACCTATGGATTTACAAGAACTAGAGACAAGAATCAAGACTGATTTTAAAGTCTTTCTGACATTGGTATGGCGTGAGTTAGATCTACCAAAACCTACTAGAGCACAGCTTTGTATTGCTGACTATCTACAACATGGGCCAAAACGTCTACAGATCTCAGCTTTTAGAGGTGTTGGAAAGTCCTGGATTACTGCAGCGTTTGTTTTGTGGGTTTTGTTTATTGACCCTGACAAGAAAATCATGGTTATCTCGGCTTCTAAAGAAAGGGCTGATAACTTCTCTATCTTCTGTCAAAAGCTAATCCTAGATATCGAATGGCTTGGCTATCTAGGACCTAAGGACTCTGATCAACGTTGGAGCCGTATCTCTTTTGATGTAGGCCCCGCTAGACCTCATCAAGCCCCTTCAGTTAAGTCCGTTGGAATCCAAGGTCAGATGACCGGAAGCCGATCCGACCTACTGATCTTTGATGACGTCGAGGTTCCCTCAAACTCAGCAACAGACATGCAACGCGAGAAGTTGCTGCAGCTAGTTACCGAATCTGAATCTATTTTAACACCTAAAGATGATAGCCGAATACTCTTTCTCGGGACACCGCAGTCAACGTTTACGATCTACAGAAAGTTGGCCGAACGTGCTTACAGGCCATTTGTCTGGCCAGCTAGATATCCGAAAGATCTCAGCAAGTATGAAGGACTACTCGCACCGCAGTTGGTCGAAGATATTGAGAAAGGACAGGATCCCGGAGCACCTACAGATACAAGATTTAGTGACCTGGACCTGATGGAAAGGGAGAGCGCTATGGGGCGTTCTAACTTTATGCTCCAATTCATGTTAGATACATCTCTATCTGATAGTGAAAAGTTTCCTCTGAAGTTCCAAGACCTAATAGTTACTCCCTTAGGTAATGAATGCGCTGAGCGCTATGCCTGGTCTGCTGATCCTAGATACATGATCAAAGATCAGAACCCCGTAGGACTACCCGGAGATCGCTTCTATGGCCCTATGTATATCGATGAGGGTATGTGTGAGTACTCGGAGACGGTCGTGAGCGTTGACCCTAGCGGGAGGGGAGCTGACGAAACTGTTGCAGTTGTGCTTAGTCAAGCTAATGGTTATGTCTTCGTTCGAGACATGCTTGCCTTTAAAGATGGCTATTCAGATGACACACTTACAGCCATCATTAGGATGGGTAAAAAATATCAAGCCTCCCGCCTTCTCGTAGAAAGTAACTTCGGAGACGGGATGATATGTGAACTCTTTAATAGACACATTATACAAATGGGTGCTAACTTCTCTACTGAAGAAATTAGAGCTACTGTAAGAAAAGAAGAACGCATCATCGAAACACTAGAGCCGGTGATGAACCAACACAAATTAATCATTGACCCTAAGGTATTTGAATATGACTATCGTTCCAATCCTGATGCACCTCCTGAGAAACGACTGGAGTATATGCTCGGATATCAGATGTCCCGTATGTGCAGAGAAAAGGGAGCTATCAAACATGATGACCGAATTGATGCCCTTAGCCAAGGAGTCCAGTGGTTTATCGATAGCCTTGCTCAAAGTGCTCACAAAGCTCAAGCACTAAGAAAGAATGAAGAGTGGAAGGCAATGATGCAAGCCTTTGAAGAACACCCTCACTTAGCTACAGATGCTCTCGTCTTAGGTCTATCCTTTAAAAATATTAAAAGCACTGGTAGCACTAAAGTTTGGGATTGGTAGATCTATTGGGCCCACTTAAGCAAGAGAAGTGGTGCTCTCTTGTGTGGATATGCGGTGAGATCGGGAGCACTCTTTTGATGAAACTACATCGAGAGCCTCCCTTTCTCTGCTAACTACACAACCAAAACTAAATCAAGAATATGAAGGTTGTAATACCTGGGGCTGACGACTGGCCTCTTAAACACACATATATCACTGTAAATATACACACACACAAGTGAACACCCCAGTCGGTCTCTCGTAGACAGTACGAGGAAGCCCGCAGGGGTGAATCGGATGTCACAGAGCTGGTAGAAGTGATATCAATCACATTATCACAATACCATATACATATACTCTTATATATAATATTATGTTATTATATAGTTAACCTCTTCTATTATGAAAGTATATCCTTTTGAAGGTAATAGACCTGGCTGTAGCTTTGATTATTTCAGAGTTAGAGAAGGTCCTAACTACTTTGTTAGTCATTACAAAGGTTCCACTAGAGGTCACATAGACCCTAAGGAATGCTGGCGTGCTCTAGGTATGGCCAAGTTTACAGACTCCGGTAAAGCCCTTAAAGCTTGGTGTCTGGAGATGGATGAGATGTATTCCTCTTCTGTGAAAGAAGGGGTAGTAGATACATCTTTTGCCTCTGAGGCAGCCCTAGAAGACCCTACAACCAATACTAAGATGATTGTGTGATGTCTGACAGAGATGTTCGGTTACAGGCCGCCCTGAGGGCTGCGCTGGCCGCTAAGAATCCTTGGCTTACAGCTTCAATTAGAGCTGCTATTCGAGGAGAAGATTATGATCCATTCCAAGGTTTAGAGATTCATCCTGAGATTGATGAGTTCTTCAAATCTTCAGAGTAAAATGACATAAATTTGTGTACCCATATACGAGTACGTTCGGCCAATTTTCCCCCCGATACCCCCCTCGCTTATTGAGAATTGGAGGGGGTGGGGGGTAGTCCTTCCGCCAGAGCCCAGTCATAGCAAGGGTTCTCGATAGATGTTAGTTCTAATGCGGGCCTGAGCGCCTGCAAACAGGTAACGCGCGGGCGCAGGCCTGGGCGCGGGTGCGCACGCTCGCGTTTATTTATTTCTGTACTCATCTGTGCGATATCAGTTCAGCTTATACGTCAATAGCCTAACTCATAACCTTAGCTTATCTATTAACCATGAACCCAGACAAAGAGGCCATCTACCTGCAGAACATGCAACGCAGCATGGTCGAGGTCTACAACAACATCGAGCAGCTACTAACCACCATTCCCGAGGACATAGACGAGAGCGACCTCACCCCTGATCAATGCGATGTGGTCCTAGCGGTCGAAGCAATCGAGAGCGAGTGGATCATCGACCCAGAGATTCGAAAGGAGATGAGCTGCATTAACTGGACAGAAGACTGAAGAGATTGTTAAGACATGTTGACCTCCCATCAAATGGGTTGCACATGGCCAACTGATGGTGCATACTTAGGACATCAAGCAACCCACTCCAACCGATGACCTACGTCACTCAGCGCCAGCTCCACTCAGTCACCAAGAACGGTGTATCGATGGGTATGGTCTTCGTAACCCGTGAGGCAGCCGAAGAGAACGCCGCATCAATGAACAGGATCTGGAAGGGACAACACACCTGGGGCGTTGTCTCCTGGGAACCTACCGATTGCTTCACTAACGAGGGTTGCTAATCCTCCCCTCTTCCTGTATCATTCCCACATAGCCAACCAAGCATCTCTCATCATGTCCTACGAAGAGTCATTCCTCTCCACCTGTGACGCTGAAGGCAAAGCACCTAGCTGGGCCATCAAGCAGATCTTTGAAGAGCACAGCTCAGACCTAGACGAGTTCATCGGATTAGCCACACCTCAGGAATGGGATGACGGCAAGACGATCCTCCACTACCTGGGCTACTGATTCCATCCCACATAACCAACACGAGGTCCTAAGGGCCTCTTTTTTTATGTCTACTAAACGCAGCACTGTCATGTATGAGGTCCACTACCTCACGCCACAGGGCAATAAAAAGTGGGTGTTATGGAGAGGCAAGCATGAAATGAACGCAGAACGCTCATGGCTAGAGATGGCAGCACCAGGAACAACGGTGTTGGATGTCAAACCTAAGACCATTACGTGGTATCAATAAATACATCCCACCTAGGCAACTATGTATCACTGCGAACCATGTAGAAATTGATTTAGTAAAATAGGTATTCATTAAGATCCTTATATTCCATTGGTATGACTGGGCTTGTAAACCTATCTCTCATCATGTAAGGGCTCTCTGTATCTTTTGATCTATTGATTACTGAATCCCACTTGCGATACTCAGTCCATCAAACAAGCCGCCCAGCGCTTCAGACGATGGTCCTCCCGAGAGCCGATAAGTCGAGGGATCGCCCAGGCCATACCGGAGGGCGCTTGAAATTGGTATTCAATCCCACTCAACCAACTCGCTTTGAATTTGCTTCTGTATGACCCATCACAACGAGTTAAAAATGATCTGGTCTGAGTTGGCCAACACCTATCAACTCTTGAACAGCACAACCGGAAAAGCAGAAAGATCTCGTCTTAAGGCACTGAGTGAAATGCTTCGCATCGAGTACCGAATGCTGACCAGTACCTACACAACACCCCAAGAGTTGTCTAAGTGAGGAGCTTTTCCTTTATATGTTCCGGCTTTGCACTCCTCAAACATTCCGCAGGAGTAGCAGTCATGGCCGTAGCACGGTTTATTGATTCGAGGATCCAACGGTTTTCCGTGCATATCCAACAGTGCTTTGACTTTTGGGCAAGCGTTGGCATGGGTATGAATGCGGTAGCGAGCTGCCTCATACATGGCTTCGCTCATTGTCCAACCATGAAGTGCGGCGTACTGCTTAAGCACGGCATGGCAAGAGTCTTTCATCTGGATGATAACTCGTTTCAAATTGTCCACAAACACATAAACAAGAAGGTACGCAATCCCTTTTTGACAACTGTGCTTTACGACACACAATTCATGTGTTTGGCCTCATTCTATACAAAATTGATCCCTTCTAATGAGATCTAAATTGCAAGCGTATGAAGTTTATTACCTCGATGAATCGGGTGATAAGCGCTGTTGGTGTACCTACGCCACAGACACGCTCACAGCACAGCAAGGCGCAGCCGAGCTTTTGCAGCCTGGCTTTCGCATCGTTCGGATCATGCCTGTGCCTGACTTCGAGTGGTGATCATCTCTCATCAGTCGGCTTTAACTGGCCTTTCAGACCCACCTAGCAAACCTCAACCACCTCCTTTCTCATGTATCTAGTACAAATGACCGACCATCAACTGGTCGAGCGCATCAACGATTTAGGCGAGGACATCCTTGCAACGTCAGAACATGACTTCTATTTCGACAACATTTGCGCCCAGTACGACGCCGTCGTCGAGGTCCTAAAAGATCGAGGCAGATGGGAATGAATCGGGAACAGTATCAGTTCCACCTAGCGGAAACCATGCAAGACCTCACAGACCGTGAGCTTGCGGTTATGTACGAGGACTACATCGACGACGCCACTGTCTCCCTGATGAACGGTCTAGTCACCGAATGTCAACGGCGAGGCATCTCACTCAACGACCTAGAGGACATTCTGATCAATGATTAAGTTCCTGATTGCCACACTTGCACTAAGCACACTGTGCATCCCTCAAATAGAGCCCCAGGCCTCCACTGAGAGCAACCCCCCTGGACTTCACAGGCATTACACACGGGGCCAAGCAAGATCTTAAAAGCTGCAGTCTTGATTAATCCTTCCCACTTCACCAACTGAAATTGGAAAACCTATCTCTCATCAGCCGCCAACTGCAGCGTGAGACACAAGCCCATGAAGAGGCACGGCAACGCCTCGTCAGCTCAACCCGCGAAGCTGCGGACCGAAGCTACGCATCAAACACCATCTATGGGCGGCATTCAATCAAGGGGTTGCTTGAGCCTGTAGCCAAACGCATCGAGGAAAGGATGTTCACGCTTCGGCGTGGATCAGCCGCTGTTGATGCTGTTGAGGTCTTTGCCCATTTGAAAGAGGCTGACTCACAGTCTTTGGCATTGATCACCATGAAGACCGTTCTCGATGTTTTAGGCAAAGAGCCCGAGCCTTCACTGCAGGAATTGACCACCAAAATCGGGAAGAATGTCCAGCTTGAGCTGCGTATGACTTACTACGCGCAGCAAGAGCCGGAGCTCTACAAAAAGACCGAGTTCTTTTTCCACCGGTCCACTGGTATGGGTCAAAAAGCAACCGTTTTCACTCGGGCCTTTAACAGGCAAGAAATCGAGTGGCCTATATGGAATAACACCATCAACCACAAGGTCGGAACCTGGCTACTGACCAACTTGATAGAGGTGACTGGGTGGCTTGAGCACATTCTTGTGCGGCGTGGTAGGAAAACCAAAAAGGTCATGACCTACACCCGTGAGTTCTTGTCTTATCGGGACACAATCATGGCTGCAGCGGAATCATTTTCTTTTTGTCAATGGCCGATGCTTTGCCCTCCTGTTGACTGGACAAATGACAGCTCGGGGGGTTACCTCACCGAGTCAATTAGACAGTCAAATCCATTAATTAGGCGGTCCAGTTCATTGGGCCCACTTAAGCAAGGAGACCTGCCCTTGGCCATGTTGAACTCTCTTCAACACCAGGCCTACAAAATCAATCCTCTTATCTTTGCTGTTGCGGAGCATTGCTATGAGTCCTTCACGTCGGTGGGGAAGTTCAGGCGTGACGCACCGATGCCTATTCCTGAGAACAGACTCGAAAAAGACTCGGACAAGGAATCAGTTGACACTTACAAAAGAGCTCGAACAAATGCGGAGAACTTCAACGCTCAGCTAGCTCAAAAGAATTGGCGGACAACTGAGGTCATGTTTGTGGCCCGAAAGTATGTCAATGAAAAAGCCATGTGGCTTTCCGCATCGTTCGATTACAGGGGCCGGGTGTATTTCCAGTCAACCTTTAACCCGCAAGGATCCGACTTTGACAAGTCGCTCTTCTACTTTGCGGATGAAGGGCCTATTAATAGGTATTGGATGGCCATAGATCTAGCCACAAAATATGGGCTAGACAAAGAAACGATGGCTAATCGTGTTAAGTGGACAGAGGACAACCAATCTCTCATCAGTGAGATTGCCTCCGATCCCATTCACGACAAGCGGTGGCACGATGCAGCGGAGCCCTGGTGCTTCTTATCAGCAGCGCTCGAATGGAAGGCCTGTTTCATCGACGGTACCAAGACCACCTCTGGCCTCCCAATTGGGATAGATGCCACCTGTTCAGGGCTTCAGCACCTGTCAGCGCTCACCCTCTGCGGGGACACTGCAGCAGGGACCAACGTCACCCCAACGGAACGGCCTGCCGACATTTACCGGACAGTGGCCGAAGCTTCAAAGGCTCACATGCCAGAGAAGTTTCATAGCTGGATAACACGCAAGGAAACTAAGCGCAGCGTGATGTGCACCCCGTATGGTGTCACTGAGTCAAGCGCTCGTAACTACATTCGACTGGCTCTTAAAGATGCCAAGCGGGAGTTCGAGAGTACTGACCTCACAACCATCACGAGAGCGATCTTCCGCGAGGCCATCCCTGAGGTCCTACCTGGGCCGATCAAGGTGATGAAGTGGCTGAAACAATCAGCTACAGAAATCCTTAACAGCGGCAAAGAGCAGATCACGTGGACAACACCAAGCGGGTTCGTAGTTCAACAGGACTTGAAAATCAGCAATCAGGTTGAGGTCAAGACTCGTCTGATGGGTGGAACCCGGATTAAGTGCATGGTCGGCGACGGATACCTCGGACCCGATAAGGCTCATCACCGCTCAGCCCTTGCGCCGAATTTTGTCCACGGCAATGATGCCGCCTTGATCCACCTGACTTTTGCCTTTTGGGATAAGCCTTACAGCGTCATTCATGACTGTGTATTGGGCCGACCTTGCGACATGGATCAGATGGCTTCTGACATCCGCCTGCATTTTGGGGAAATGTATAAGGCCCCAGTCCTGCAGCAATGGGCTGATGAGGTTGGCGTGGCGATGGACCCCGATTTGATGAAGAACACGCTGGACATCGACAGCGTTAATCAATCCACCTACTTCTTTTGTTAATTGTTATGAACAGTTACCCAGCAAACGCGACCTCTATCGAGAGGTTGCATTGGTACCGAGACAACGACATGGGCGGGGGTTACATCCTTGCGCATTTGCTTGACTACCTCGAGGAATGCTTTTCAATTGAGCTAGAGTTCGGGAGTTGCTAGTGTCTCTCATCAGTGCCACTTAACCAAGTCACGAGTGAGGGTGCAATGCGTGCCTTCATGAGCATCGAGCTGTTGCGCTCAACAGGTGAGAAGGAATTTCCTGCTCAACTGATGTCGATCTTCTTTTGGATTGCTGCCCATAACGGGTGCAAGCAAGAGGACTTAATGACAGATTGCAATATCTCGAAAAGCAGTGTCTCGCGTTGTGTGACATGGCTCGGACCACAGCATCGGCTGCAGCATCGCTCTGGCCTAAAGCTTGTGAGACGAGAGAGAGACCCAGACAACTGGAGGGGCTATCGCTTGTATTTGACCCCGAAGGGTGAGATTTTCACCAATCTTCTGGACAATTACGCAAAGGTCAGCCTTTCGCACCTAACAAAAGCCAAACAGGAGGTTAAAGCCTTTGACAACATCGACAGTAAAAACCTGGGGCGAAGCCCTGGATTACACCTGGAGAGTGAAGTGGAAGAGGCAGACAAGCGCTAAAACCAGCGCGATCAATGCCAACCACATCACGAACTACGCTGGTCGATCACTTCCACTTAAGAGACTGACTGTCGCGGGTTGGTGGCTTGAGTTCAAGTCCGACATGGAAGAGCAAAAGCGGAGTGGTTCCACCATCAACCGCATCTTGAGCTCAGGCAGCACGGTGTTTAATTTCACCAAGCTGGCGGGCTTACACAAGCTCGACCTCCCAAAGTTCCCACGAGCTGAGGAAGGGGCCTCTCGTATTGAGTGGTTCACCAAAGAGGACGTTGATCGCTTAGCTCATCTCTCACGAGATCTCTTCGGGGATCGCTGGGGAGACAACCTGGCCGATGCACTGCTTGTGTCCGCTTACACCGGATTCCGGCAGGGGGAGCTTTTAAAACTTCGCCCATCGGATTACGACTCGGCACACTCCCAATTGTGGGTAGGCGGTAAGCCCGGGCGTCTGACGAAGTTTAAGAAAGGGGTTCGTAACATCACATTGCACCCCAAGATTGAGCAAATTGTTTTGAACCGTTTGGACCGTGATCGCTTATTTGGCGATGACTGGAACAACAAAGATCAGCTTTATGCTGCATTCGTAAAGGTTCGCAAGATTGCTGGCTTCTCAGATGATTACGTCTGGCATTGCCTCCGCCACAGTTTCGGTACTTGGATGGGTGAAGTAACTCACCCCCGCACGTTGATGGAACTTCTGGGACACCAGACCATCGACATGTCACTCAAGTACTGCAAAGCGACAGACCAAGCCGCTAGATCTGCTGTATTGGCTCTCTAACGGTGTCTAGCGTTGTCCGAAAACCGCCCTAAAATCCCTTAGTAGCCACAATTTCTGTGGTTTTGGATCGCTGAGATCCCTTGGGGGGCATGGCGGAATCGGTAGACGCACCAGACTTAAAAGGCACCGCATGATTTGATCGCATGTGGGATTGAGACTCCTCAGGGGGTCTCTTTTTTTGTGCCTCACTGGCTTTTCGAACGATCCCACTTGGCGAACCTTCTATCCCTAGCATCTAATGCTCCTCGACTACTACGAACTCGACTCTTCCCCGATGGCCACACAGCAAGAAAAGTGGCTAATTGAAAACGCTGAGATCGCTCTTTACGGGATGACCCGCAAGGAGTTCGACGAGATGGATCCAGATATTTATGCCCGCTTTTTGGCGGGTTCTTTGGAATTTGACCTGTGAGGAGTAAGTCACTCGCAGGCGGCTCATACGTCGTACCGAAGCCAAAGAAAACAAGACAAGGACAAGGCGTCCATTCGAAGCCCAAAGGCACACGAAAGAAATCGCGTGGCCAAGGCAAGTAATCCACCTATCTCTCATCACACCAATGGCTAACCGCTACAAATTCGCCACCGAACTGACCGGCTTTATTTCTGTCGGAGAAGACAGTGGCAAATTCAATAACCGAACCTTTGCTTATACGGTTCCACCTGACACACTCAACCAGATCGAAACAGATCGGGAAGAGCTGCTTACCTGGGCCAAGAGCAAAGCAACTGGCCGAGTTCAAGTGGCTATGACCCCTTGGGATGACGCTGGAACCTGCAAATACACCTATGGCGAAGGGGATGGCAGCCGCAAGGCCAAGCCCGAACCCGTCTTTGTTGACACCTCAGGCGACCCAATCGAAAAGGCCGTCCTTATGGGTGTCCGCAAGGGAACCAAGGTCAATATCATTGTCGACCAAAAGCCTTACTGCATGGGTCCGAATGTCGGAACCTCCATGCGGGTGATTGGCGTACAAATTGTCGAGCTGGTCTCCGGTAACGGAGCAGTTGATTCTGGTGACATGTCGGTTGCCGATGTGGCAGCGATGTTTGGAAGCGTTGAAGGCTTTAAGGCCGACAGCCCTGCTGTCCGTCCTGCTGCTGTTGCCACTGAGGACAGCTACGACTTCTAAATATGAATTACCGCTCCGGCCTCGAAGAAAGGCTGGGGAAGTTTCTCGATAAACACGCAGTCCCTTACCTATACGAAATAGAAAAATTTGACTACGTCACAAAGAGCAAATACACCCCAGACTTCTTTATACCTAATGGCGTCATCATCGAAGCCAAAGGATTCTTTAAGCCAAGGGATCGCAGCAAGCATTTAGCTGTTAAGGCTGCACATCCTGAGCTTGATATCCGATTTGTATTCCAAAGAAATAACACCCTTAGCAGTAAATCAAAGACCAACTACGGCGACTGGTGCGACAAGCATGGGTTCAAGTGGTGCATCTTCCCAAACATCCCCACCGATTGGTTCAAATGAACACAGAAACAAGGCTCTTAGTTGAGATTGACCAACTGGTTGCTCGACTGGAGCTCGAGTATCCACCTAACGACATCTTTGATGCTCTCGAGGAATACCTAGCACTATCCGATGAATTCGACGCCCTCCGATGAGAATCAGTTTGTACGGCATGAACCGTGTGAAGAGTGTGGCTCTAGTGATGCCTTTGCTGTGTATAGCGATGGTGGTGGCTTCTGTTTCAGTTGCGGCCATCACACGAAGGGCAATGGTGACACCAATCTGCAGCCCAATCGAGTGCGGCGGATGGTGAACTACACAGGAGACTTCTCGGGAATAAGATCCCGCAAGATCACAGAAGAAACCTGCAAGAAGTTCAACGTCAGGGTAGATCAGGGGCCGGTTATCCGGTTCCCTTACTACGCTGGTGGACGAGTCGTCGCATACAAAGAGCGCGACAAAGACAAGAACTTCACCTGGTCAGGTAAGAACGAAGAGAACCAACTCTTCGGGCAACAACTTTTCGGTAGCGGTAAGACTATCGTTTGCGTAGAAGGCGAGATAGACGCTTTGTCTGTCTGGCAAGCTCGACCGAATTGGCCTGTTGTTTCTATACCTAATGGTGCAAAAGCGGCAAAAAAGGCTCTGCAGTATCAGCTTCAATATCTTCTCGGGTTTTCTGAGATTGTGTTGATGATGGACAACGATGATGCAGGCCAGGCAGCCGCTGAAGAATGCGTGAGTCTGTTTCCTTCTGATCAAGTTTTCATCGCCACTCTAAGCTCTTACAAGGATGCTTCAGAAGCCCTTCAGGCTGGTGATGGGGATGCAATCAGACAAGCAGTCTGGAACAAACGCAGCTATGTCCCCCAATCAATACTTGATGGCCGTGATCTCTTTAGCTTGGTCTCTTCTCCTCTCCACGGAAAGGACGCAGACTATCCATACGAAAAACTCAACAAAGTCACAGGAGGACTCCGGCGGGGTGAATTGGTTTGTCTTACGGCAGGCTCTGGAACGGGGAAGTCCACCATCTGCGGTGAAATAGCTGTCCATCTAATTAACCAAGGCCAGAAGGTTGGCTACATCGCCCTCGAAGAATCAGTTAAGCGGACTGGCCTCCGTCTCATGACTGTAGCTGCAAACAAACCCTTGCATCTAAACAATGAAATTGGAGATCAAGCGCTCAAAGCCGCTTTTAAAGATACCCTCGGAAGTGGTAAGTGTTATCTGCGGGATGGGTTTGGGAGTGTTGATCCCGATTCTCTACTCAATGACATCCGGTATTTGGTAAAAACAAACGAGGTTAATTGGATTGTGCTCGATCACCTCTCAATCCTGATCTCAGGTAATGAGAACGCAGACGAGCGCAAGACAATCGACATCGTGATGACCAAGCTTCGGAGCTTTGTAGAGGAGACAGGCATCGGCCTACTACTTATCTCTCATCTACGACGCAACCAAGGCGACCAAGGACATGAGGATGGGGCGAAGGTAAGCCTCGGACAACTCAGGGGCTCACACTCGATTGTGCAGCTCTCCGATGTCGTTTGCGCCTTGATTAGAAACATCGCTGCGGGTGACAACCGAGCTGAGTTAGTAGTGCTTAAGAACAGATTCAATGGACAGACAGGACCTGCGGGTCAGCTCGCCTACCACCAAGAGACCGGACGACTGCAAACCGCTCTTGATTTCGCAACCGATTCCACCTCACCAACCGACTATGCAGATTTCTAGGCTTCACGCCTGCCTGTTCACAAAGGAGGCTTGTCCTCCCTGTGCCAAGACCAAAGAGTTTGCTTACGACATTCTCGAGAGAAACCTCCACCTAGGTGAGACGGTCTCCTTCTTAAAGAAAGAGAACCACAGCGCCTTAGTTGAGTCTTATCAACTGAACCTCTACCCCACCCTGCTGATCGTTGGTCCTAACGGACTGGAGATCGAAAGGATTGTCGGAGGCAAGGCCGTCCGTGAGGTTCTCGAAGACAAGCTCATTGAAATTTACCGCGACAACAACGCATGAAAGAACCAGTAGTGATTCACATCGAGTCAACCACTGAAGACAAGCTCCGCAAGATCGACGCAGAGCTTCCATCCGATATCCACCTAGTCCGATACAAGAAGCCCTCCTGGAAGAAGAAAGAAAAGATCTCAGCTATTCGCGCTCAGCGGAAGGTTGACATCTTCGACCATCTCCATGAGCGCGGGTTTGCTGTGCTTGAGATTGTTTCTGGCTTCGGACGTATCCGCCCCAACTGCTTCACTAAATGAGACTTGCATTCGACATCGAGACTGACGGGCTACTCCGTACTATTTCGACAATCCACTGCATCGTTGCCCGCGACCTCGACACCAATGAAGAGTATCGCTGGGACAATGGCACTATCAAAGACGGTCTCCAATTCCTGCTAACTGCAGACGAATTATGGGGTCACAATATCGCTCTCTATGACTACGAAGCTATCAAGGAGTTACACCCTAAGTGGGACTTCAAGGGTAAGACCTACGACACCTTGATCCTCTCCCGTCTGTTCTTTACAGACATCCTTGACAGAGATTTCCGGTCAAGACCAGCCAACATGCCCGCCAACCTTTATGGACGTCACAGTCTCGAAGCCTGGGGTCACCGGCTCGGACAACATAAGTCTGAGTTCGGTAAGTCTCTTGCAGGAGATTGGTCAACATATACGCCAGAGATGCTGGAGTATTGCGCTCAAGACGTTGTTGTCTCTTGCGCTGTTGCCAAAATGTTCGAGCCTAAGCTGGAAACTTACAAAGGTTGCATTGAGACTGAGCATAAGGTTGCTGCGCTCATGGCCTGGCAAGAACGTGAAGGATTTCCGTTCGACGTAAAGGCTGCCCAACAACTTGAATCAAAGCTAAGGATTGAACTCGACGCAATCTCCGAAGAGATGCGTAACACCTTCCTGTTTGTTAACGGGGGGCTGTTTACACCCAAGAGGAATAACTCGACACAGGGTTACCACGAGGGTTGCGCGATGTGCAAACTCAAAGAGTTTAGTCCTACCAGTAGAGATCACATTGCCTGGGCTTTCGAAACCTTTAGAGGCTGGGAAGCTAAGGAGAGGACAGCATCAGGCAGAGCAAAGATTGATGACACGGTTCTGAAAGAAATCGGCACACCCGAGGCTCTTAAGTTTGCCCGCATCCTTGAACTACAGAAGCACCTAGGACAATTGTCTGACGGCAAGAATGCCTGGCTGAAGAAAGAGATCAACGGCAAGATTCATCACTCCTGTTTTCTTAACACAAATACGGGCCGTCAGTGTCATTCATCTCCCAACATTTCGCAAGTTCCATCCGCTAGTGAGTATCGAAAACTATTTTATCCAGGCAAAGATCGAGTACAGGTTGGTGCTGACGCTTCAGGCCTCGAGCTTCGCTGTCTTGGGCACTACCTAGCACCGTATGATGGATCCAAGTTCGCTAAAGAAGTAGTCGAAGGTGATATCCACACCGTACTAGCTGAGATCTACAAAACATCTCGAAAGGACTCGAAGTCGGTCACATATTGCCTGATATATGGAGGAGGCGATAACAAGTTAGGGGCCACTGCAGGGGCTTCTAAGCGTCACGCAAGTGCCAAGGGTAAAGAGATCCGGGCTCGCATAATGGAGGGCTTGGATGGCTTTGCAGAGCTGTCTAAGGCAATCCAAAGTAGAGCTGAGAGCGACGTACTTAAAGGCTTGGATGGCAGACCCATCCGTCTTCAAGGGAAAAAACACGTTTGCACCAACTACCTGCTCCAGAGCGCTGGAGCGGTGATCTGCAAGCTTTGGCTAATCCGAGTTAACGAGATGCTCCAGGAAGCGGGCATTGATTACACACCACTAGCTTTTGTGCATGATGAGGTTCAGCTTTCAGTTGCACCTGACCAAGCGAAGCAAGCGGGGGAGATAACCACTTACGCGATGAAAGACGTTGAATCAGCAGTTAAATTTAGATGTGCTCTCGACTCTGAGTTCCAGATCGGAACTAGCTGGGCCGACTGCCACTAAACCATGCCGCAAGTGTCGCACCGATAAACCACTCGATAGCTTCCCGTTTTTTTCCACCTCTACAGCAGGTCGGAAGAACACCTGTAAACAATGCAGCAAGGAACTATCAACCGTAAGAACTCGGTTGCGCTTAGCAAACCCACCACCTCCCGCAGGACATTGTCCGGCCTGTAGGCGATGGGCAGATAAATGGGTATTAGATCACTGCCATCACACTGACCAGTTCAGAGGCTACATCTGCGACTCCTGCAACCTTGGGTTCGGGAAGTTCAACGATGACCCAGACATGATGGCTTACGCCCTCTCGTACCTTCTCAATTCCACTCAACCAACCTATGAAGACTAAGCTATTAATTGATGCTGACTTCTTTTTCTACCGAGCCGCTTCGGCTTCGGAACAAGAGCAGGAGTACAGCCCAGAACTAACGGTGATCGTTGGAGACTTTCGCAGAGGTAAGCAGATTGTTGAACAGGAACTAACAAAGCTCCGCAGTCGCTTCGACTCCGATGATCTCATCCTTTATTTCACTGATACTAAAAATTTCAGGAAGGACATAGACCCGAACTACAAAGGAAATCGGGTAAAAAGAAAACCCTGTGGTTATCTCAAGCTTAAGAACTGGGGCATGGAAACATATCCATCTCTCATCATGCCAACGCTTGAGGCTGACGATGCTTTGGGTATTGCTGCCACATCTGGTGATTTCACCAACTTTGTTCTGATATCTCCTGATAAGGACTTACAGCAAATTCCTTGCCGTCTTTACAACCTAAAAGAGGAGTGGACGCAGACACCGGAAGATGCAGAACGAAAACTTTATGAACAGGCTTTGACCGGAGACTCCACAGATGGCTTTGCTGGTTGTAAAACAGTAGGCCCAAAACGTGCAGGGGTCATCCTTGATAAAGCAAAGGGTAATTACTGGCCCGCAGTAGTTAAAGCTTTTGAAGGTGCGGGTCAAACCTATGACGATGCACTCCGCAATCTTCGCCTAGCCCGAATCCTCCAGACGGAAGATTGGGATATTGAAAAGCAAACGCCAATACTCATTACACCATGAGATTTACAGAAAGGGAGTTGCTGTTATTTAAGAACACGCTCCTGGCTCGCAGAGCTTACCGCAACACAGACATTCCTTTAAATGCTCGCGTTTGGGATGACTGGATGGAAACCACCCTCACCAAGATCAACAATGAGCTCAAAGCACAGCCCTGATCATTATCAACTTGGCAAGATCGAAGTCTGGGACTTCATCGTTGACCAAGACATGGATTATCTACTTGGAAATGTAATCAAGTACGTGTGTCGTGCTGGTGCCAAGCCCGGAGAATCCCGCGAAGACGACCTTCGCAAAGCCATCGCATACCTAAACCGAGCCTTAAAAGATGTACGAACACCAAAAAGAAGCGACAACATTCAGGAAGCTGATGGATCAGCCGACTGGAAACTTCAAGCCCTCTACCTTACTGATGCAGCAGCGTTTGATCTCTGAGGAATACGAAGAGTTTCTCGAAGCTCATTGTGAGGCTTGTGAATATATGCAGAACATGCGTTCACGGGAAGCCTGCCTTAAGGAGCTGGCTGACTTGGTTTATGTCGCTTATCAATACGCCGCAACTGCGGGCTGGGACCTCGATAAGGCTCTGACCCGAGTACATGAATCCAACCTCTCGAAGCTAGACGATAATCTCCGTCCTATTAAACGAGACGACGGAAAGATTTTGAAATCGTCTAACTACAAAAAACCCACACTTATTGATCTCGTTTAATGACTGATCGTTTTATTGCCCGTACAGGTCGAGTGCAGAGCTGGCTCGATAACCCTGATTCAAAGCTCCCAGTTAGTTGCACAGTCTTCGTCGTTGAAGACACTATGGAAGGTTCCAATGGAATACAAGCTAGCTGGACTTTCGTCAGCCACGCCCTACGGAATGCCGCTGGAGTTGCTGTCCATTTATCTAAACTCCGTCCAAGGGGTACAGAGAATGGAAAGGGTCTCACAGCTTCAGGCCCAGTGTCGTTTGCAAGGATCTACTCTGGACTTAACGAAACTTTAAGACGGGGTGGTCATTTTAAAAATGGCGCTTGCGTTATACATATTGACGCAAATCATGCCGACATAGAAGAGTTTGTAGACGCAACACGTAGAGATCTACCTTGGGTCAAAAAGTGTATTGATGTTACCCCGGAATGGTGGGATGAACTTGCAGAACCTCTTCAAGAAAAGATCCTCAAAGCAATCCAAGCTGGTGATATCTGGCTCAACAAAGTCGCATACGACCAAAACGGCGAGCGTATTTTTGGTAACGTGTGTCTCGAGATACGACTCAAAAATAGGGGCTCATGTTTGCTCCAACATATTCAACTCGGGGCATGTAATGTCGAGGATTTATTCCCAGCTTTTACCAAAGGTATGTCCGAACTGGTCGCTCTGCATGGGCGAACAGGGGTTGGAGATACGGGTGAATACCTGTCCTCTGACGTTGACCGACAGGTTGGCCTCGGTGTTCTCGGGCTTGCTAACTTCCTACGTCTTCATGGAGTCACCTATCTTGCATTCGGTGAAGCGCTTAAAGCAGTTAACGACGGAACAGATACAGACATCACTCCTGCAATTATTCTTGCCAGAGAGTGGGTTCGAGCTGTATCCGGAGCCGCCACCATTGCCCGTGTTAATAACATGGACCGCGCTTTTACTATTGCCCCTACAGCTAGTTGCTCATATCGTTATAAGGATCTCGAAGGATATACAACAGCGCCTGAGATTGCTCCTCCTATTAGTCGGCATGTCGATAGAGATTCTGGCACGTTCGGTGTGGAGTCTTTTGACTACGGCCCGGTAGAAATCGCCAGCGAAGTCGGCTGGAATACATATAATTTAGTGGCAGATCAGATCTGCAGAACCTTCGAAGAGACAAATCTCTTTCACGGTTATTCATATAATTCATGGAGTGACGTCGTGACCTACGACCAAGCCTTTATAAAAAACTGGTTTGATTCATATCAGACCTCTCTTTATTATGCGCTTCAGGTCCTGCCCGATACTCTCCGCAAAGATGACGCCGCTTCTCTATTAGAAGGCGACGAATATGCGGACCTCTTTGGATTTGATAGCGCAGAAGATCAATTTTGTTCCTCTTGTGCTGAGTAAATGTCTAGTTATTTGAAAGTGATGTCCCGTAAGCGGACATGGACCCCCGTTGCTGTTGATAAAGGAGAATTTAAGGCAGGCTCTGAGGATGCAATTTTTAGGGCATTAGCCCTTCGGAGTCTCGAATTACCAGTTAAAGAAATGCTCTCCCAAGGATTAGAGCGAGATCTACCTGATGATCCTGGTGTTATCCCGGCCCTTACCTCCAACATGGCCGATGAAGAGAAGCATGATATGGCTCTTGGCTACGTCGTTGATGCTCACGGGACTAACCCTAAGTATGAACTCGAAGCCCAGAAGATACGCGAAGCTTGGCTCAACGACCCGTCACATCCGATCCTTAAGACGGCGATCCTTGAACGCTCAGTTTTCTTCGTGCTACTCCCGATGTTCCGGTTCAACGGTGACATGGGCTTACGCAGCGTTGCAGCCGACATCTCACGAGACGAACAGACCCACGTACTTCTCCACGCTATGTGTGCAAAAGACCTGGGCGAAGTATCAACCCCAGCCCTTAATCGTCTACGCAAGGCAACCGTGTCTTGGGTGATGGATGGCCTATCAACCAATGAAGACAAATACCTTGACAAAGACTTCTGGCTCAAGCAAAGCGACAGTCTCTACGCCTCTGGAAAGGCTGCAGGACTTGCTGAAACGCAAAGAGCAAGAATGCCCAGCTTCTTCGAAACCTCCAACGTAAACCTCCCCAAGTATGGCTGAACTCACTACGCAAGAAGTGTTCGGTACTGGGTCCCCATTCACTGCATTGGCAGCAGAACTAGAGGCCATGTATCCACTATCTAACCCGTCGCCAAAGGATGAGGACCGCTTGATTATGTATCGAGCTGGTCAGCGTTCTGTTGTCGAATACATTCTCGCAAAGCAAACAAATGTGTAGCGCTCCAAAGATGCCGAAGATGGAGAAGATGGAGCCTCTTCCCCCACCTGCACCCCTACCTACTCAGCAGCAAGCTCCCCCAGCTCCTGTAATAGCTCCACCTCCAGTGATTGCACCTATGACGGCTGCTCCTGCTGCACCTCCACCACCAGTAATGCCTGGTCAAACTCCGCCACCTCAGATTGTCTCGAGTAGTCAAAATGCTGAGGATGCTGCAATCGTTAAGAAAAGAAGGTCGAAGCGTAAGGAGCTACAGCAAGCATCCAAGGGTACTAGCGCCCTTCGCATTCCCCTCACTAATTCCATTGGCTCCACCCCTACAGGTAGTGGCGGTTCCTCAGGTCTAAATATTCCTCGATAAATGAAAAGTTCTGCTCTAGCTAAGTATTCACAACTACGAACCGAGCGGGAACAATTCCTAGACGTAGCTCGCAGAGCTGCCCGCCTGACTCTTCCCTATCTCCTCACCGAGGAGGGGTTAGATGAAGGTGGCACTCTGCGGCAACCCTGGCAATCAGTCGGGGCCAAAGGCTGCAACGTGCTCGCATCCAAAATGATGTTGAGCCTCTTCCCTGTAAACGCTACATTCTTCAAACTTCAGATCAATGATGGAGAGCTGGCCAAAATGCCAGACGTATCTCCAGAGGTTCGTTCTGAGATAGACCTCTCCCTCAATAAGATGGAGCGGATAATCATGCAGCAGATCTCCGAGTCAAATGACCGGGTAGCTCTACATGCTGCTATGAAGCATTTAGTTGTCACCGGTAATGCCCTTTTGTATGCCGGGAAGAAGTCCGTCAAGGTATTTCCCCTAGATCGTTATGTCATCGCCCGTGATGGTGATGGCAACGTTATTGAGATCATTACTAAGGAAGTCGTAGATCGTTCTCTACTTCCTGTTGAATTCCAAAAGACCGAGTCTGCTAAAGACTCCAATGCTGTTGGTGAAGATGGCCCTAAGATGGGCATTGCTGATAGTAGTGGCGGCTCTAGCACCCTCGATCAGGCTGTGGTTTATACCCACTGCACTATTGAAGACGGCCAACACAAATGGCATCAGGAAACAGATGACAAGATCATCCCTGGTAGCAAGTCAAGTTCCCCAGCTAAGACATCCCCTTGGATGCCTCTTCGTTTCAACGTTGCAAACAACGGAGAAAGCTATGGCCGAGGCCGGGTCGAAGAGTTCATGGGTGACCTGACCAGCCTCGAAGAGTTATACAAAGCATTAGTCTCAGGTTCAGCAGCAGCCGCTAAAGTTGTATTTATGGTTAGCCCTAGTGCAACCACAAAACCACAATCTTTAGCTCAGGCGGGATCAGGTTCCATAATTCAGGGTCGAAGTGAAGATGTGTCCGTAGTGGCTGTGGGTAAAACTGCCGACTTCAAAACGGTCCAGGAGATGATCCGAGACCTGACTCAACGTCTGTCGGATGCCTTCCTTGTGTTGTCTGTTCGTCACTCTGACCGGACAACTGCAACCGAAGTCTCTGCCACTCAGCAAGAACTGAATGAGCAACTCGGGGGAATCTATTCCAACCTAACCGCTGAGCTACTTCAGCCTTATCTGGCTCGGAAACTAGCTCAAGCTAATAGAGCTAAAACAATCCCCTCTCTGCCTAAAGGACTGGTTCTACCCACTGTGGTTGCTGGTCTAAATGGCATTGGTAGAGGACAAGATAAGCAAGCTCTGATGGAGTTTGTAGGGACCATTGCACAAACAATGGGACCAGAAGCACTTGCATCTCTCATCAACCCAGAAGAGTTCCTGAAACGCTTAGCAGCAGCTAGCGGTATTGAAACCCTTGGGCTGATCAAATCACAAGAGCAGTTAGCTCAAGAGAAACAGCAAGCTCAAGAGCAGGCCACCCAAGCGCAAGTCATGGGACAGATTGGCCAGCTAGCCAAGTCTCCAATGGCGGAGCAAATGACCCAACAAATGATGCCTAATGACGGAACAACTGAACAGCCCAGCGAACAAGAGGCGCAGAGCCCGGAAGCCTGACGGATCCTTTAGAGGTGACAACCCCACAACGCCTCATAACGAGGCTTATGAATCAACTCCTATTGAACAAGCTCTCTCTACTGAGGGGGTGACTTATGGAGTCAAGCAGAAAGTAGATGGAACCTCCAAGCCATCTGCAGGTAAGTATGCCAAGAAAGGCAAGATCCGCCCCACCTTTGGAAACGTAACCTCTACCACCTATTGATATGGCAAACCGCATGACATTCGACCCTACCGAGGGTCCTAGCACTGAGCAACAAACAGCAGAAACTGCAGCACTAGAGCAGGGTGAGAAGCTAATCCAAGCCCAGACTGAAGACCGTGATCGTCGCATGTCTCAGAGTGATTCTGAACAGGAAGATGTATCACTTATTGGCGGAAAGTTTAAGACACAGGATGACCTTCTAAAGGCCTATAACGAGCTTCAGGCTAAGTTAGGTCAACCTGCATCTGAAGGCGAAGAGGAAGAGTCTGAGGAGCCTGTAGAGGGCTCTGAGGAAGCTCCTGCGGAGGAGGCCGAGGAAGTTACAGAAGTATCTGAAACTGTCAAATACATGCACACTCTGAACCAAGAGTTTGGAGAGAAAGGTGAACTATCTGAAGAGGCTATTAATAAGCTTTCGGAGATGGACACTAAAGACCTAATTAAGGCCTACATGCAGTACAACTCCCAGGCACAAAAGGTCACCCTGCAGCAGTCTGAGATGACAGCTATTCAGGAATCAGTTGGTGGTCCTGAGGCTTACCTTGAGATGACTAACTGGGCTGCTAACAACCTTAGTGAGTCTGATATCAAGGACTACAACGACGTGACTAATAGCGGCAACCCTGCCGCCATTCGCTTCGCTGTTTCTGCACTTAATAGTAAGTTCCGGGAAGGTAATGGGTATGAAGCCCCTCTGGTCTCTGGCAAAAAAGCTGGCGGTAAAAGCACGGTATTCCGTAGCCAAGCGGAACTTAGCCGGGCTATTAGTGACCCTCGCTACTCCACAGATCCTGCCTATCGAATGGATGTTGAGGAGAAGCTAATGCGATCTGGTGACCTTCTTTAATTCTTCAAGCGTTCGTTCACCCTATTGGGCGCATAACACCTAGAGCATGGAACGGGGCCTAGGTCTTTTGGAGAATTCCCATGACTAACGTTCAACTACGTGCAGCAGTCAAGGCTCAAAAGGCCGCTGCTAAACAGATTAAACTTACCTATCGGGGTGTGGCTTATCTGAAGCAAGAGCCTACCCTGGGCAAATAATACAGGTACCTTCCGGTTGTAAAACCCGAGGGGCGGTTTAAGGGACCCGGTTTCGGAAGGCCGGGGCTTTGGGAGAGGAACACCTCAGTGTAGGACTCCTCTCCTATTCATTCAATACAAGATAAAGTGCCGACTCTTTTTATTGTTGACTGTGGAGACCATCTGATTACTCATGATGGTTTCATACAAATAGGAATCTTCCAACATTCATTGGAGGAGCACCTACGATTAAACCCACATATTAAATGGCAGGTAACCTATTGGATGCCTGATATATTTAAGAACAGATACAAAAGAATTAGCTTTCAGAAACATACTCTGAAGAATGAAGGACTACTTTAAAAGTTGGTAGACGGTAAAGCTGACAGGGAGGTGCAAGACCTCCCCTACCTATTCTTTGCCACTGTGGCCCATCTGCGGATGGATAACCCTTTGGCGAAGCTTCGCTCAAGTTATAGAGCCATGTCAATACAACCTAATAATCTCTAAGCGCTTAGAGGTTTGATTCATTAACAAATCTCTTAATTAACATAATGTCGTTTTCAGCATTTCAGGGTAATAACGTAGCCAATGGCTCACGTACACCCTCCCAGAATTACGCAACTCGCTACGCCACAGGACTTAAATTATTCTCTGGCGAAGTGTTTAATGCGTTTAACTCCGCAACCATCTTTAAAGGTCTAGTTCGTAACTACGCCCTTCGTGGTGGAAAATCTAAACAGTTCTTGCTAAGTGGAAAATTGGCAAGCGGTTATCATACACCGGGGACCGCTATTGCTCCCGCCGCTGGCCTGAAAAGCAACGAAAAGACGATCATCATGGATGATCTCCTCGTGTCAAGTCAGTTTGTATACGATTTAGACGAATTGCTCAGCCAGTGGTCAAGCCGGAGCGAGATAAGTAAGCAAATCGGCGAGGCTTTAGCCCTGCATTATGATGAGCGTATTGCTCGCGTATTGGCTAAAGGCGCTACCGAATCTTCTGTTGTTACTGGTGAGCCTGGTGGCTTCCAAGTTAATATCGGTTCTGGTAAAACTAACGATGCCCAAGCAATTGTTGACGGCTTCTTCGAAGCTGCAGCAGTTCTCGATGAGCGTTCCGCGCCTCAGGACGGACGCTGTGCTGTTCTCAGCCCACGTCAGTACTATTCGCTGATCTCTTCTGTCGATACCAACATCCTAAACCGTGAAATCGGTAACAGCCAGGGTGACATGAATAGCGGCAAAGGCCTTTATTCTATTGCTGGAATTCGTATCTTTAAGTCTAACGTGCTTGCTGGCATGTATGGCACTAACTTTAACTCTGATGTAAGTGGCGAAAACAACGACTACAAAGTCAATTGTACTGCCCTTGCCGGATTGGTCTTCCATAAGGAAGCAGCCGGTACTGTTGAGGCCATCGGCCCCAGCATCGAGACAACCAGTGGAGACTTTGCTGTTCAATACCAGGGAGACCTGGTTGTCGGGAAGCTCGCCCTCGGTTGCGACACCCTTCGCGTTTCCGTGGCTGGTTCTATCCAAGCTGCTTAATTAGTACCCACCCTCAGGCCTCCGGGCCTTTGGGCTTCCCATTCCCTAAGTAAATAAATGGCTATTAAAAAGGCGACTAAATTACAAGCCGTCAACACTATCATTTCTAATATCGGCCAAGCTCCTGTTACCAACCTGGAATCAGGTAATCCTTTAGTGGAGATGGCTGAACAAATTCTCGACGAGATTTCTATTTCAGTTCAAGCTGAAGGCTGGGAGTACAACACGGAACGTGGGTATCCGTTCACTCCTAACACCAGCAATGAGATTGTTATTCCTGACAATGTGTTGCAGCTAGACAGCACACCCGGAGATGGAAAGCAAACCGTTATCCGTAACGGCAAGCTCTACGACCGTGTGAAGCATACCTATACATTTGATGGTCAACAAAAACTTGACGTCATGTGGCTTTTTGACTTTGAAAGTCTGCCCGAAGCATTTAAAAATTACATCGCTATTCGTGCAGCAAACGTCTTTGCTGGTCGATCCGTTGGATCTAAGGAAGCAGTCAGCTTTGGTCAGCGTGAGGAAACTATTGCCCGCGCCACTCTTATGGAGTACGACACGCAGCAAGGTAATTACACCATCTTTTCAGATTCCGATGGTAACGACACTTATCAACAATTCTCATACAGACCTATTAACGTCCTACTTCGCATGTAACTATGGCCGCTATCTCTCAAATTGTTCCCAACCTTCTGGGAGGTGTAAGCCAACAGCCTGATCCGCTTAAGCTTCCCGGACAGGTTAAGGAAGCAGAAAACGTACTTCTAGATCCGACTTTTGGCTGTCGAAAACGCCCACCCACACAGTTTGTTGGAGAGCTAGCTACCAACGTCCCGGAAGGGGCCAAGTGGTTCAACATCTTTCGGAATGGAACTGAAAGGTATGTCTCTGCTATTTACACCAGCAGTGGTACGACAAGCATCCGTGTGTGGGATGCAGATACTGGAACTGAACAGACAGTCAATGTAGCATCATCAGCCGGTGAATATTTAAAAGTTTCTAATCCTAGAAATATACAACAACTTACTATTAATGATTACACTCTTCTCTGCAATACTGAGAAAAATGTAACTATGGACTCTGCATCAGACGATGAGTCCAATCCTGAAGCGTTGGTTGTTGTAAATCAAGTTGCTTACAACACCCAGTACACTGTTGACTTTCTTAAAGATGGTCAGCAAACACAGCAGCAAAAGGTTTATCGGGCCAGCAAGCTGTCTGTAAGCCCTGGTTCTTTTGAAGACACTGCGAATGGTAATTGCTCTAAAGCAGGGTCACAATCTTTTACTGAAACATCAGGATCTAAAACAGGGCTTGGTTTTACAGTCACTACGTCATGTAGTCCAACACTTGTTACAACAGAAGTTCCTGGGGCTTTCTTCCCTACTGCCGTTGCATGGCGGGGGATGGTTGAAGACTTTGATTACCCTGGAACACAAAACTGGGGTACTCACTATTTTGGCAATGCCAATGATTTAGCAGTAGGCAGCTACCTTTATCGTAACGTCACTAAAACAACTTCTGCAGGCAATATTACGCTTAGAATTGAAGTAAGGGTTGAGCGAGATCCTTCCCATAGTGAAGAAAATCCACTTAATAAATATAGCACCCCAACCGCAACAATTCATAGCTACACAACAGGCAATAGTGAATGGTCTGAAGGTCTTATCATTAATGATGGTGGTACAAACAGCTCTAATCTGACTGTTGCAAATGGAGCTATTAAGCCTGCAGGTAGTAGTTTTGGTTTAAGTTTTCGCGTTTCTAATGTTCAGCAAGCTCAATCAACAAACAGTTTTTCCTACAAAAGTGTTTACGCATCTCGCGTAACGCTCACTAATGGTGGTACTGGTTGGCGTAGCGGTGATTCTGTAAACGTTACTGTTCAGGGTCAATCCTATACAGTTACCGTCGAAGATGAAACTTTTGGTTATAGCTTTGCATCAGAAGCCTCTGCATCTTATACAACCCCTGCAAATGCTACATCCGGAACTCTAGATGTAAATTTAATTGTTTCATCTTTATCAAGTTCTATACAAACATTGTCTGGATATACTGCTACACCTGTAGGTAACGTTATTGTTATCCGCAGAACTGACGGAAGAGATTTTAACATCCAAACCAAAGGCGGCACAACTAATAATGCTTTGTATGGAATTAAAAGCTCAGTTAATGATGTTAGCTTGTTACCCAATCAATGTATAGAGGGCGTCAATCTATTAGTCCGTAACTCGTCAGAATCCGATGCAGACGATTACTACGTTAAATTTGTTCCTGCATCTGGTGATATCCCCGGACAAGGTTCATGGGAAGAGACACATAAGCCTGGCATTACTACAGATTTAAACCCAGCAACAATGCCACACGCATTGATCCGAGAATCCAATGGTGATTTTACTGTTCGACAGTTGTCGGCAACCTATAGCGACGAGTTAAGCTGGGCATCTAGAGAAGTAGGTGATACTGATAGCAACCCTGATCCGTCTTTTGTAGGGCAAGCAATTAAAAGCATGGTGTTCTATATGAACCGCCTTGGTTTTTTATCAAGCGATACTATCGTCTTAAGTCAGCCTGGTGATTTTTTTAATTTCTTTGTCGGCTCAGCCATTGCCGTTAGTGATGCAGATCCCATTGATATGGCAGCTAGCAGCACTAAGCCAGCTTCACTAAAAGCTGCGCTAGGTACGCCTAAGGGTTTACTGTTATTTGCTGAGAATAGTCAGTTTCTGCTTTCTACATCTGATACAGCTTTTGGTCCGGCTACGGTTACGATCAAAGAGTTATCACAGTACAGCTATAGCAGCGATATTGCTCCGCTTGAAACCGGTGTATCCATTTTGTTTAGTACCGAAGCCGATACTTTTACAAAGGTGTATGAGATGGCTGTGGACTCAGTAGATAACCGTCCTGTAGTAAGTGAAAACACTCGGATCGTTCCTGAATATATACCGCCTGGCTTGACGCTTTCAGCCTCAAGTCCAAACAATAGTCTTTGTATTTTCGGTGATGGCTCTAAAACCCTGTGGACATTTAAGTTCTTTAATACAGGTAATGAGCGTAACCTAGCTGGCTGGTCTAAATGGATCATGCCTAGTCCAGTAGAAATGGTTAGTTATGACCATGACACCGGCTACTTTGTTTGCCGTAATGGCACATCTCATGTGCTGTTAAAAATGGAGATGCTGGATGATCCACGTACATCTCCCATCACAGCATTTGGCAGTAAATTTTCACCACGCTTAGATCATAGTCTGCTGAAATCACAAACTACTGTGGCAGCATCGTCTATTGCAGGCAAGAAGATTATTAGATTCCCAGCCGGTTCTTATGTAACTGATATGCAACCAACAGTAATCCTTACGCTTGATGGTAATAGCACTTTGTATAGAAGTCCCGCTCTTGAAACTGATTCCACAGGCCCATTCATCACTCTCGACGAAGATCTGGCCAGTCAAGATTATATCCTCGGACTTGACTATGATATGAAAGTAAAGCTACCAGCTTTCTTTGTAAAAGAAGAAAAGCGTGCAGATCGATTAAATATTCCAATGATTGAAAATGTTTACATCGACCTGTACTATTCAGGACGATATTCCGTAGACATCGAGCGTCGTGGTTATGATTTAAAAACAGTTGATCTTGATACTACTATTGCTGATATCTATGCAGCAAATGCTGCTGCTATTAATGAAATAAGTACACAGCAGATTCCTGTATATAGCCGTGGTGATTCGTCCACACTAACCATAAAAGCATCTGATCCTCTACCCGCTTCCATCACCAGTTACCGCTGGGAAGGTCATTACAACACCCGTGGAATTGCCGCTATCTAAATGAAATACTATCGCCCAGCCACCTATAAGGATGGCTTGGTGGTTCTTAATCATCTCCGCTCAGAAGATAAAGCTGAAGTTGAGGGCATGGGGTTATCTTTACTCCATGTCCCACTAGGTGTTCTGACCAGTGAACACGCCACATATTTCCATGTGGATGATGAACCGGCAGGCATTGCTGGCGTAGTTCGATTAAGTCCTACCGAGGGTCAGATCTGGATGCTATGCACTCCTCTGATCACAACTAAACCTCACACATTTGTTCGACAGGCTAAGAAGTGGCTCAGAGAAGTTGAGCGGGAGTACAAACTCCTGTGGAACCTTGCAGACGCTAGGAACCATGTCCACCACAAGTTATTAAAGCACCTTGGATTTAAGGCCCTCAGAACCGTACCCACCGGACCTGAATCACTTCCTTACTATGAAATCGTAAAACTATGTGTATAGCAGCAGCGGCCATACCGGCGGCCACCCTAGCTGTAAGTGTTGCTTCGACTATTGCCTCAGTTGGTATGGGGATCATGTCTGCTCAAGCGCAGGCACGTAATGCTCAGGCCAATATGAATATGCAGGCCAGACAGCAAGAAATACAGCAAGAAAATCAGCGTCAATCGATGCTGCAAAATCAAAACCAGCAGCGTCAGTCAATGATGTTGCAACAGAAAAATCAATCTGAACAATATAACCTGCAAGTTCAACAATCTAACGTTCAGATTGCTAATCAATACAATCAACAGAAGCGTCAGGTTGAGATGGAACGAGAACAGATTGCAGCCAAAGCTGAGTCTGATCGAATCAATTATCAACGCGAAGTAGAAAGTGCAGAGACTCAGACAAGATACAACAATGAAGCGGCTAATAGATCATACGTTCAAGAACAGACTAAAATGACAGAGGCCCGTAAGAAGGCCGCCTTTGCTCAGCAGACAGCTCTAGCTAAGTCAATTGGCGCTAAGGGTACGATCCTTGCTGCAGGCCGTACAGGTCAATCAGTAGGCCTCTTAGTTAATGATGCTGAAAGGCAGTCTGGATTCGAAAAAGCACAGGCAGATGCGTCCCTGGCTAGCTCACTAGAGCAGGCTCAGATCTCTATGGATATGACCTTTTTACAATCCCAAAGTGCAAACAACCAGGCATTAAGTGGCATCGGTATGGTTCCTAGTGACCCATATATGCCTACGCTACCTGGCATCCCTAATTTTGTAGACGTCAACAAAGACTCAGAGCCATTCTCTGAAACCTATTAACCTTTTGCTTGCGAGCAACTTATGGCTAAAGAACAACTAAAGAAAGGTAGCCGAATCTACTCAGGTGGATCGGCTGCTAAAACAACATACCAAGGGTCTGCCCAGAGTGGTGGATTTAGTGCTGTTAAAGCAGCTAATAGCGATAAGGCTATGGCTGAATATCGTAAGCGTATCGTCGAGGACGGTGATACCAAAATGCGTGAACTCCGCAGGGAGCAGGATGCAACTACGGCAAGCTTACGAGCTCAGCAGAATGCAGATACAGGAATGCTCAGACTTGAGGGGCAGCGTGAGGCTGATGCCTTAGCTATTGATCAGAAATACGATCAAGATACCCTTAAGCAGGAGCATACTTATGAAGAGAATAAAGTGGCTCTTGAGAAGTCACATGTGCTGGCTTCTGGTCAAGTAGCGGCTTCACGTATCAGGGTTGCAGATAGTGTTATTCAAGGTGTTGCTTCCTTATCTAAATCTTTCTTGTCTTATGAGGCTACCAGGTTAGCAGAAGTAGAACATAAAGAGCAGCAGCAGAGTTCTATTAAGTCTGTTTTCAGCCTGGAAAGTAACCCTGATCCCTTACCTGGGTTACAAGCTCAAGGTGCCCAAAATGCTGCAGCAGTTGCGGCTGAATCAAGTCTCCAAGATGTAGATAGTCCGGCTATACAGCAAGCTATTAGGCGTGAAGTATCCCAGGCAACTGTTGCAGGGCAGCGCCAGAGAGCTTCTGTATATGAGGCTAACTCTGATTTTCCCACTTTCTTTAATAACTGGACAAATGACACAGCCGTCATTTATACCCGTCCAGATGGGACCACATTTACTGTGGCAACTATGGAGGGTGGAGACACCACTCAAGTTGCTGAGGCTGCTAGAGCTGCCTTCTATAAGGCTGCCAATGTGGCTTCAATGCCAGAAGCCCAAGTCGCCTCTGTCTTAATCCCGTCTGTGATGAGCATATCAGGCTCATGGGAAAAAGGAGTAGCAGATAAAATTATTTCTGGTCAGCAAGCTGCAGCAGTCCGTTCTGCAACTATAGACATGACAGAGGGCCTCATTAATAGGGAGCCTATGGAGTCCATATTTGATAACGGATTCACAGCTTTATATGGATCAGGAGTCTATGTAGGTGATAAAGCTGGGGCTAATGCAGCCACTGTAGATACTATTCTTGAATTTGCAGTTGCTAATAAGCGTCAGGACATCATCAATGCGCTTGAAAAGGTAGAAAAACGTGCTGGTAATGCAGGGACACGGCTAGGGAAACAGTATGTCTCTAAGTTTACTAAAGCCCGTAATGACATTAAGAGTGCAGCTATCTCAGCTAATACTCTTGATAGTCAGTTTGCAACAGCTACAGCCGAGACTGTTGAGCGTCAGTTGATGCTAGGCCTTGCTCAGGCTAAAACCCCTGAGGAAGAAGTACAGCTCAACTTAGCCGCAGCAGATAAGCTTGAAGCTACTGGTGCTCCTGAGAACCTTCTCAAGGCTGCTCAGCTTAGAAATAAGAAAGAGTACAGCCCATACACCGTTGAGGATATGAGGGCTGAACAGAAGAATGGCCGACGCTGGACTCAGGAAGAGCTGCAAACAAGAGTCAATAGTGGAGACCTAACTGGTAATGATGCTGAATCACTTGGATGGGATTCTGCAGGCGGTAAGTCTGCTGATGAAGTTCGAGGGATTAAGGTTAACGGATTTAAGAAACTAGCCCAGGCCCAGGCCAAGGCTGCCCTAAACCAGGCTGTCCTCACAGCTAACGGAGCAGGCTCCAACAAGAGCACTGATTCGGCAGAGGCTATTCGTCTAGCTGTTGAAGGTGATGGTTCTGCTGCTGTTGATGATCTACAGGAGCGCTTACTAGAAGACCTCGACGCCAAGCTGCAAACGCAGAGTGGAAAAGAGATGACCAATCCTGAGATCAGACAGTGGATGGTAGACCGCCGCAACGAACTTGCAGAAGAAGTCACCTATAAGGATGGTGAAGGTTTCACCTACAACTTTGGAAAGGACGCCTTTAAAAATGATACTCGTGGTCTAAAAAACGAAGAGCTGTCGAAGTTTGAACCTGGAGTTATCGAGATTGATAAAAAACCTGTACTCTCTGAACGTCAACTAGATGCCGCTAAACTTTCAATCGAACTTGGTAGGGGTATCCCTAAAGAGATCGAGGATCGTGCCGCTGCTCTTGGTACTAATGGTGAGACTCTTCTTACTGCTCAACTCAAACTCCTCGGAGATAAATACCCCACCGTAATTGAACCCCCTGAATCTATTTCTATAGCCTCTAACTCTGATGCTCAATTAGCCGCATACGATACAGGTAAAGTTTATGGTGGTATCTCCTTAGATAATCTTCGCAACACTGTTATTAGTAAAGAGAGCTCAAACGTCTTTACTAAGGTCAACCCAGACTCAGGCGCTCTTGGCTACGGCCAGGTGATGCCAAAAAACATAGCTGAGTGGACGACTGCGGCCCTTGGTTATGCAGTCCCACAACGTAAGTATCTACGGAGCCCAGACATTCAGATGGCGGTGATTAATGATCGCTTCCAAAAGATGATGCAAGAACAATTAGCCCTCGGTTATACCGGAGACATCCTTGTGCGCAGGGTTGCCTCTATTTGGTATAGCGGAAATGCTGCTTTATATAACAACACAAGACCCCAAACTTATGGGGCAGGTTCATACCCATCTATTCAAACCTACACAATGGATGTAGTGGATAGATACAGACAAGGTTAAACATAGAGCCCCTATCTGCGGATGGGGGTAACTCTAAACTTCTTATCATTAAGTTACCCCTAAATGGCAAATCTTACAGGTGTAGGGTTAGACTCTAGCATCCCTATTATTCCCCCAGAGGCTGCGGCCCCTGAAGCTCCAGAACAAACTCAAGTCGAAACCCCAGAAGAAACAGAAGAACAAGGATTTGACCTAGGCCAGATGGTCCAGGATGTGGTCTCTGCTCCTGGCGACCTTCTAATGCAAGGAGCTGGTGCAGTTAAAGACTTACTCGAGAATGCAGATCAAGGTCTTCAAGATCTACAAGCTGATGACAGTGTTGGCTCAGAAGTTGTACGTGCAACCCTAGGTGCTCCTGGCAACTTAGACGCCAAAGTACGTGGCGCTGCTGACTTCGCTGGTGATGTGATCGGCTCTGTTGGAGATGCAATCTTCCAGCTCGACAGAGAAGAATCAGATACCGTCTGGAGTGATCAATATGAGTACGCTCAGTATGACTTAACTGGTGCTCAAACTAAGACTGTATTGGGTGGCATTGTTCAAGAGGGGCTTGCTTTTGCAATGGGTGGAGCTGCTACTGGCGGCGTCTCATCCCTAGCTGGTGCAGGTAGCGCAGCTACAGCAGCTACAGCCCTAGCTTCTGACTTTGTTCTTGATTACTTCAGCAATGCAGAAGGTGGAAACATTTCCAACCTTATCCAAGATGGTCCCCTAGCTAACTCGCTCTCAGAAGCCTTAGCTCATAGTGAGGAAGATAATCCCCACTGGCGTCGGCTTAAGAACTCTGTCGAGGGCTTATTCCCCGGCATGGGTGTCATTGGAGTCCAGAAACTCTACAAGGGACTGCGGGCAGGTAATGCTGTCAAGGGTTCTGTAGATGCAA